ATGACTACCAATAAATCCCTTATGTCCTGTTACTAATATCTTCATGATAACATCCTACTAAAACCTTTCAATTTTTCAAACTGTATTACACTCTCAAACTTTTCTAATAAGGATTCCTTATGAGAGATTACAAATATATTTGCATCTTTTATAACAAATCTTATAATCTTTAAGAATTCATCTGTACCAGTGCCATCAAGAGAACTATCAAATACTTCATCCATGATTAGTAGATTAGTATTCGTGGAGTTTTTATATGCAGCCACTTCTCTCCATGTAAAGAGTAGAGCTAAGTCTATTCTCATCTTCTCACCCTCACTAAATGAAGCATAACAAAAGTCTTCATGTATGGGTGACTCTATAGTTTCACTAAACTCTTCATTTAATTTAAAATTGATATAGAAATCCATCATCTGCAAGTATCTATTAACTTGTTTGTTAATCAAGGGTAGATACTTTTTAATGATCTTAGTTTTTACACCACCATCCTTCAGAAGATTATAAACATAATCCTTGTAACTTAATTCTTCTTTATTCTCAACTAATTCATCAAAGGTGGTATTTAAATTTTCTCTTAACTCTGTTAATTTCTCATGTTCAGTATTTCTATTTGCAAGTTGGTTGGTAAGTGTTTGAATTTCTGATTCAATATCTGTGATCTGTTGTTGAAAACCAGATATCTTGGTATTATTTTGAGAAATGTCATTGTTGAGTTTAGTAATCTCCTTTGATAGTTTGTTGAATGAGAGCTCCCTTTCCTGTTCGGATTTAATTTTGAATTGTAATTCTTTGTAACCGTTTTGGAGCTCTTTAGCCTTCGTTTCAACGTCAGCAATTCTATTTAAACGAAACTCTTCTTCTATATTTTGTGTACATGTAGGGCATGTTACATTGTCAGTAAAGAACTTATGTTCTTTGGTAAGAGTAGATACTTTATTAGACATCTTACCTTTCAAATTGTTAAGTTTCAGTAATGTTTTACTTGCTCCTGTGACCTTTTCCTGTTCTTCATTGAGTCCATAAACAGTATCATTTATGTTTTCATTCTTCATAGTAAGAACACAAACTTCATCTGCGAAGCCATCTTTCTTTTCAATCTTTTCTTTTATATCCTGTTTACCACGAGATTCTATTTCTTCAATAAATTTTTGTTGCATACTAACTTTGTCAGTTAGACTCTCCTTTCTCAACTCCAGTATCTTAATCTTATCTCTTAAGTGTCTCAATTTATCTTTGACAACACCATTCATTGCAGAAAATATTCTAATGTCCAACAAATCTTCTATGACTTCTCTACGATTTGGAGCTGATAGTTGCATAAAAGGAATGAAACTACTCGATCCCAAGACAACAATCTGGGTAAATGACTTATAATTTAACTTTAGTATGTTAGTTTCAAGATATTTCTGTTGATCATTTGCTGCCGCAGTCTGATTTAACATGTTACCACCAACCCATATCTCAAAGATAGATGGTTTGATCCCACGTACAATTCTATAGTCTCTAGTTCCTACAGTAAAACTTATTTCTACGTTACAATCTTTTTCATTTACAGTATTAACCAACTGTGATTTTGTGATTTTACGAAATGGTTTATTGAACAGAACAAATGTGAGAGCATCCAAAACTGTACTCTTACCAGCTCCATTACCACCTATTATTAAAGTTGTACTACTCTTTTCAAAATCTATCTCAGTCCATTGGTTTCCTGTACTTAGAAAATTTTTCCATTTAATTTTCTTAAATCTTATCATAGTTTTTTGGAATTAACAAATCATCAGAAGAAATTACCACATACGGATAATCATACGCTTCACAGGCGTTTATGGCAACCTCATCGGGAACTTCTGTAACATCTAGATCTGGATACTTTTTATCACTCATAGACATCATCATAGCATACCTAACGGCATCATCCTCTTCTTCAAAGAGGAATATAACTCTCTTACCTTCTTCATCCTCAACTGCATAAGCTCCCTGTTCAGTTGAGGATTTAACTGAAAGAATATACATTACTCTACCTCACAGGCCTCAATGTAAACTTCTTTCAATAGATTTTTGATCTGAGATTTATTAAGAGAGACATCAGACTCATCAATATACCTATTCAATATACTAATGGTGTCCTCACTTTCATCACTTTCTATTTCCTCTGAACCATAATAACCATTAAAGTCAAAGTTTTCAACTACTTTTATATCATGGACATTTGAATTAACAAACTTTTCAATGAACTTTTCAAAGTCACTTAAGTTAGATTTCTGTTTTACTATGATCTTAATAATCTTATCTTGATACTTTGAAGTGTCAATAAGTTGATGTGGTGTATCATTGTAATAAACATGATGAAACATTTGATGTGGATTATTTACCTGAGTCAACTCTAAGGTATCTGTATCATATAGATTGAATCCTCTAGGATCATCAACATCATTCCAATATATTTCATATGGATTTCCTAAGTAATGTATGTTGCCACGAGAGCTTCTGGTATGATAATGTCCAGAAAACACTTGTTCAAACTTATTATAGATTGCACAATCATCACCATGATCCATAACAACGTATTTGTTTGCATGAAACCCATTGAGTTCCAAGTGACCCATCACAACTTTAGCCTTTGATTTGTTTATACAATCATGAGTCTCTTCTCTATTCTCTTTGTTTATCCAAGGCACCAGTAATACCTTTAGTTTATCAAGTTTTATCTCTGTTGCTTTGTCATAACATATAATATTCTTATATTCATTTAATAATAATTGTATTGTATTAACTTCATTTGTATTCTTATAATATGCAGTATGATTACCAACTATGGTATGAACCTTTATATTCATATCTCTTAGTCGATTGAAATAGTTTTCTTTTGCCCAATCCAAAGCTAAGAAATCAATACCCCTTCTATTGTCAAAGGTATCACCCATATCAACAATAGTAGTAATACCTTCTTTCTCTAAAGTAGGAAAGAATACATCATTATAAAATTTTAGAAAGTAATTATGAAACAACGCAGAACCTTTTCTAGCTCCAAAGTGTTGATCGGTTATAATTGCTATTTTCATCAATTATACCTATAATTTATATTATCCTTAATTGTATTGTAATCACTCTCATTCTTCCCTGTGATCAGTCCTCCATCACTGAAGACTTCACTATAACCTGACTTCTCAATTATCTTTGTCTTGATTTCAAGTTGTTTCTTTTCTTTCTGGATTCTTCTGAGAAATGCATAATGTATGATCTGTGTAAAGTAAGCAAAAGGATTCGAGGATTTCTCAGGATTAAAATTATTAATGTATTGAACGCAATTTTCGATTCCATCACATACCATATCATCTTTGAACATATAGTTTACAAAATTTGGTTTGTAAGACAAATGAGTGGCTATCTTGAGAAAACAAGAGCCAAGGTAGTTTGTAATACGTGGTTTTGGTTTACCTAATTCTGCAGCCTCTTTTATATCGGCTTTATATTGTACGATAGCGTACAAGAATTCTTTATTATTGACGTAATGTTCGGATCTTTTTCGTTTGGCCATATTGGATACATTAAAGAAGTTATCACATAACTATGTACATATTATAACAAATAATCCCCCGCTTGACAAGCTCCTAAAATAGATGTACAATAACTCTGTAAGGGTTCAAAGGACAGCTCTATATCTTAAAGAGCTTCTCTAGAGACTCTCTAGTAGTCTTGACACTAGAAACAAAACCTAAAGAAGAAGTAATACCAACTTTTGTATCATAATCTACGTCATCGCTTTTATTTAATGAATTTTGATATCTAACAAATGTGTTGATCTTTTCTTTATCTGTACATCTTCCGTAATATAATACATTCTTTAAATCTATAACAAACATTCTTTCATCAGATAACTTTAACCAAGGCTCTACACGATATAGTGAGAAAGGCCCTCGACGAACTGGTAATTCCTTTATGAAACAAGGATCAAAAGCAATTAGAGTCTTATCCTCATCGACAAATTCTTCTACTTCAGCAAAGATCTCTTCACCAGAAGTTAATTTGATGTATGCGTACTTAACGTGTTGTGTCATTTTTGTTTCATCTTAATTGTAATTATCTCATAATTAAAATTTTCTTCATTATAAATCTTCACTCTTTCAATAAGATGATTTAAAGTATAATTTTTTTGAGATTTGTAAGTAGTCTCATCTGCAATGTCATAAAGAGTGGCCTTAGTTTTGTTTTTACCTTTCCTAAGTACTCTTCCGATTGATTGTAGATTCCTTACTCTAGATTTACTAGGAGATGCGAAGATTACGTTGTGAAGACTCTTAATGTTAATTCCAGTTGAGAAGGTGCCGTAAGAGGCAACAATGATAGCATTTGATTCTTCCTCAGTAATTTTTCGGATGTCCTCTCTTTCTTGAGCAGCTACACCACCATGAACAAAAAATACTTTTCGTTCTGTATCATTATTTATCATATTAAATAGTATTTCGCCATGGGTTTCTACCCTACTATAAAGTAGTAATGTATTACCTTTTAGATCTAATGTAAGGTTTTTGATAAAGTTATTTCTTCTTTCATTCTGAATGATGAATTGTACTTCATCTTCATAGGTATCAAACTTCTGAGGGTCATGTTTGATCAGTATAATTTTGATATTTAACTTAGCTAGATGACCTTTACTTATCAGTTCATCAGTACGGATAATCTTATATGCAGGCCCAAACAGTCCTTCTAGAACCCACTTATGTGTCTGTGTTCCATCTAATGTCCCAGTAAATCCAAACCTATACTTAGCATCATGTAGTTTTGTCATGATCTTAATTAAAGATTTTGATTTAAATAGATGAGCTTCATCACCTATAACACATCCGTATCTCTTGAAGAATGAATGTTCAAGTTTATAAATGGATTGCCATGTGGTAATTGTAACTGGTTTATCTGTATCTTTATCTCT